TCTGAACCTGATGCGTCCACATTAACAACAACATTGTTGGTATTGCCACCTCCAAGTTTATTATTTGGGATTATGTTACCTGATGATCTCGGAACAAATAGTTCTGGACCTTTCTCTCCTACTATTGAAGGTCTGTTAACAGGAGGTCTGCCACCATTTGCAAAACCTAAAAATCCTAATAAACCACCGCCTTTATCTCCTTTTGAACCAAGAATATCTCCAAATAATGCTTGATTGAGAGCTATATCTAAAAACTTATCAGCGACATTATTAAGAAGGTCAGACAAGGTAGATGTTCCTTTGATTAATCCCTTAATACCTTCTTTAATATCCTCACCTATTGTTACACCAACTTCTTTAAATGCTTCTGCTACTTTATCCACTTCAGTATGTAACTTTTTAGTAAGGTCTATCGAATCTTTTCTTAATTCATTATTAGTAGTAATAAGACCTTCTTGAGCCTTTACTTTTGCATTAGCTATATCAATATCTTCCTGTTCCTGCTTACTTATTCCAGATCTTTTTTCTGCATTTTCCTTTATCTTATCTCTTTCTTTTGTTAGCTGTTCTAATGTAGTTTTTAAAGTTTTTTCTCTAAAATCAAATTCCTGCTCAACTTTTGAAACTTTCTCAGCTAATGCTGTACTCATCTTCTTCTCATTTTCTATAATTCGATTCTTTAAATCAAGTTCATCTTGCAAACTTTTAAATGTTAATTTACTTTCATTTGTAATAGCACCAGCTTGTATTCTTATTTTTTCTCCTACTGCAAATAGTTTTTCTTTCTTAGATAAATTTTCCTCATCAGCTTTTTGTCCAGAAAGTGAACTTGCTGCACCAGTAACACCTCCAACCCCTTTAATAACAGCACCAGGAGTTCCAGGTAAAAACTGACCTATTTTGCTTAAAAATGAATTATTTACTAGATTGTCTAATTTGCTAAAGAAACCCTGATTTGCTCGCTCATCTACTAAACCTTGTGCTTCTTTATTTCCTCCTGCTGCTGCTCCTGCCACTAAATCTTGTGCTTCTCCTTTTTCCAAAGCTTCAGTTAAACCTAAAACTCTAGCTGTAAAATTTATCAACCTTGCTGTAGCTTGTTGCACCTGTAGAACTAATCTTGAAAATTCTAAAGACATCAATCTGCTGGTATTACCGAATTTTTCTAAAGCCTTTACACCTCCCTGACCAATTTCTCTAGCCATTAATGCTGTTGCAGCATTGAAAGCAGCAGTCTTTCCTTCAACTTGTTCTATTAATTTTATTTGAGCCTCTTGAGCAGAACCTTGTAACCCAAGAGCATCTGTTACAGCTTGAGTATTCTGCGTAAACGGTCCAAGTGCTTGGCCTATTTTACTTATCCCGTCTACGAAACTTTGTATTTGTTGGACAATAGCTGTGGCTGCAATACCTCCTGCAAAACCACCCATACCACCAAACATTCCACCGATACCACCACCAAGACCACCAGCCACCGCACCTATCGGACCTTGACCGAATAACAGAGGAAATGCACCACTTATTAATGCACTTTGAACATCAAATCCTTTAGTTGGTTTTATCCTTTCTAAAAATGATTTTCTAGGCTGTGGGCCAAACACCCCAGGACCAGATCCAGCAAAATTCCCTTGTCTTATAGCAGTCATTTTCGCACTTTCTTTAGTTTGTTTAACAATCTCTGTTGTACTCAATTTTTGTTTTGCTAATAATCTTTCAGCAATTACTAATTCTCTATTCGCAATATCTAGTGAACCTTTTTTAGCTTTATTTTCTGCTCTTGTTAAACGACCTTTTATAGCTGAAACTTTTCTATCTTTTTCATTTAAACCTACTAATTGATTTCTTATTCTTAATGACTTTGTTTCTACTTTACTAATTTGATTTCTAACTTTTTGGATCTCAGCAAAATCATCTTTTCCCCCCTTACCTCCAGCAACTTTATTAATCTTATTTACCTTAGTATCAATAGAGTTTAACTTATTTAATAATTCATTAACAGCCTTAAGACCTTTTACATCTATCTCTATACTTGCTTTCGTTTTTTGAACCACAACAAAACAATAAAACGTTACTTTATCTTAGCTTATCTCCTACGTTTTGCTTTTTCAAATGCTTTTTCTTGTTCTTCGTTAATTATTTGAAAATATGCACTCCAACCTATAAGTTCTTCCATCGTCATACTTCTAACTTCTACGAGACTTTTTCCTAACTCTTTCGCCACACCAAACTGTAACATCATAAAATTATCTTTTTTTAATTCGTTTGCTAATTCTTTGGGTCGATTGTATCTTCCTCACTATTAATTACAGCTAACATTAAAGATTGTAGATCACTATCTTGTACTTCATTTTTAAGAATATCTATTTCTCCAGCTTTGAATAGTCTTTGACCATTCTCATCTAAAGCTTTATTTATAAGAAGTTGCAAAGCAAAAGCATTTGCATCATCACTTTTAGTTTGTTTTTGTGCTCTCTCACGTTCTGCCATTGTTAATGGACTTACATACATCTCAAAAATAGAACCATCAGATAATGT